AGACAAAGTTGCACTTTGAGATTTGATTTGGTTAGCTCCTTCTTGTTTTTTAACAGGGACTCCAGAGATTGATGTAAAATCTTGCTCTTCAGTTTTAGGATTTGTTCCTTGAATATAGGCAATGTTCCCGCTTACAACCGATGTGGATGCTGACAATATGAGTTCAGCTGTGTATGCATTTGCTATATATCTTGACATAACAATTTTTGGTGGAACAGTATCCTGTATTGCGCTAACATATGGCTTATACACATCAAATGCTGGTGCATTATCATACTTAATCTGATAATAACGAGCTTCTCTAACAGGTGTATTTATATAATGCTCTATAGCGGTTGTATCAAACTGAGCTCTATCATCCGATGTGTTCAAGATAAAATTATTGTCATCAATAGATGAATACTTGATAATTTCATTATCAATCTGCACATAACCGCTCGTTGGGAATGGTGGATTGTTTGTTGTATTAACAGGGATTGTTGTTGATGTTGAGCTGATATTTCCTTTCAAAGTCACAACCCCCAAAGAAGAATTGTCAGGTGGAGACCAAAGCCCTTGTCTTCCAGATGTCAAAGGTGATTGATCTGTAACATTAACTGTTATCTTATTTACTTGTAACTGCACATTATACTCACCGCTTTGAATATGAGTGCTATCTGATATTGTTTTTTGACTTACCGAATGCTGTGTAATAGTTGGCTCAAAGAATCTATAGTAATGATAATACTGAAACTTGTCATTTTCATCCACAAAAAATCTTCCAAAATCACCCAAGGCAATTGCATCAATAATTTGTTTTGCACTTTGGTCATTACCATAAAGATGAGGGAATGATGTTATTGGCTTAATCTGAGTCGTGATGTATCTGTCCTTAATAGTCTCTGCGGTAAGGGCTTTGTTATACATTGCGAACTCATCAATATAAAAACTACGAATAGTAGATGGTGCAACCTCAGCGCCTGCGGAGAAACTAGCACCCCTTCCGCCAATTGTTATGTCGTTAACCCAACTAGCTTGTGCTCCAACACCATCAACATTACCCGCAAGAACTCCATTTACATAATATTTAGCATCACCATCTTTATGTGTAACTACAATATGTGTATAGGATGTTGTTGACAAAGCTGTATTTGATGAAGCAGTTTTTACTGTTCCATTATGTTTTATAATTTTAAATCCATGACTTGATGATGTATTAAAAAATTCAAAACCAGATGTTGAAGAAGCATTGCTCCAGTTGCTTAAATATTCACCATCGCTATTAAATGTGTTAGGAAATTTTGCGTATAATTCAATTGACCATTCATCTGTATAACTTGTACTTGATGAGTTGGCTAAATTCAAGGATTGATCATAAGGTATTCTAATATAAGATGAGCCATCAAGGTATACAGCTTTATTTAAAGGTTCTGAAACCAGACCGGATGGTTGTTTAAGAACAGGATCACTTACATAAATTCCATTATTCCTGTAATGATTTCTATTCTTAACTCCTCTTGTAAAGATAGAATTTCTTTTACCAATAGACTCTTCTGCTACCACAGTTGTCGTCTGTGATCTTGCAAGCTTTGTTGCAGAAGAACTTTCATATTTGGTATACAGGGCGATATCGAATGTTTCAGAACCACGACCATGAAAGAACTCAATTCTAAGTTTATAGGGAACACCGTCATCAACATCTAAATATCCACCAAGATAGTCGTATGATGTAACAGTTCCTGTTGCTGTTGTCCATTTACTAAGAACAAGATTGTCATCAAGGTACGCACGAACACCACCTTCTGTTACTGCTATTTCAAAAGACATATTACCGGCAGTTGCAGGAATCCAGTAGCCATCAATGACACCGTTAAAATACTCTTTAACATCAACGGTTGGAGACTCTGCCGTTCCAAGTCCTGTGCTAAACTTGACATTCTGCAGATCAACAGCGAAGTCGCCACTTGTAAATTGTGTATTGCTTTGAGGGACAAAACTCTTTGCTTTCATTGCTTTGTCATATGCAGATAGTTGAATGTCTAAAGCGTCAGCCTTAATGTCTTTTAATTCGTTAAGTTTGTTACTTGCAATTTGCCAATACCGGACTCTCAATCCAGTCCCCGGAACAATTGGTGTACCAGTCTTGTCTGTCAAATCTTCTTTAAATGAGTATGACGCAACCGCATTTTGTTGCAAGAAATCAGAATACGGAACAAGTTGTGATAATTCATTTTGCGAGATATTTGTCTGCATAAGCATATTCTTAACTGCCTGACCGACTGTTGAGTTCTGAACATAGAAACCCTTAGTGATTTGCTTTTCAGTTAAAAATTTTGTTTTGTCCAAGCATTTTATTGTGAGATCCATTCCGCTACTTCCAGACCATTCGTCTATGTAAAACTCCCCTAAGTTAATGTATTCGTATGGGTCAAAAATCACAGAAGAACCAGCGCTATGGTTGGCAGCATAGGTTCCGTCATAGCCTCGGTCAAGGATAGTTACTGTCTTATCCGTTCTTGTTGAACACAAAACAACCTCTTCATTAGGAGTTCCTTTATCAACTATTAATGTAAATTGGTTTGTAGCATTGCCATTTAAAAAACCAGCTGCATCATTAACAGATAGTGTATTGCTTGATGTTGTCATGGAAGAAGTTAAAACAGCATTGACCAAAATATCGTCTGTTTTTACAATCCTCCAACCATTTGAAAGTTTAACTTTCAAATCTTTTTTCATATATTTTCCATATAAAGATGTAGGGTCAAATGGGCTAAAATCTTTTGTTGTATTATCCAATACAATCGATGCACTTGAAGAACCACTTCCTGCAATTGGAATTGAATTCTCCCAAAGTTCACCTTGTCTTTGAACAGAATGGCTTACAACATAGTCTGTTACATCAACTTCGTATAAAGGAATGACCTCAATAAGCCTTGCACGATCTGATTTTGTCTGTGTGCTATATATAGTTATTTTAATTGTAGCAACATCTGTAGATATATTTGATGGAATTATATGCTCTCTATAGTATTCATCTTTACCAATTGAAGCAAACACGGTATGAAATGTTGACAAAGCATTGTTAGCAATTTCAAGTTTATAGTAACTTATTTTACCACCAAATTCTGATGTTACAACCTTTACCTTATTAACTTTTCTTTGAGTAAAGCTATAGTTTATCCAAATTGGTGTTGTAAATTCATATCCAGAAACAGAATGCAATGTTGCTGTTGATACAGCATTTGATCTCCATCCATACTTATAATTATCTTCAAGGTCGCTTGGCATAGCATAAAAGTTTCCATCAGCACATATCGTCTTGCCGTTCTGGTCAATATCTCCAGCAATAGCCCAAGGAAATCCTTGCCTCTGTGTTCCATTCATTGATTGCTGAGGTGTAAAAAAGTAACCGCTAAGCATTGAAGTGCCGGCCATTTGCTGGGCCAGTGTTCCTCTTGAGTTTGATGTATAGGAATCACTACTCGTTACAACAAGATTGTCTACATGGCGACTATCTAGAAAGGTGATAACAACCTTTGGTTTTACCTTTTGAGCGTATGAATTGGTAGCGGTTTGAAACGAATCGGATAATGGTTTCCCATAGACATCTTGTGTAATCATTAAACCTCCTCTAATTCCAAATCGCACTTCCAAAAATAAACATCAGAAGTCAAATCTCTACGGACAAGATCTTCTGAGTAAGAAGTTATAAATACATTATACGCTGTTTCAGAGAAAATATCTTCAGGATCCGCTCCATATGTAACAACCTTTAAGACATGAACATCAGGATCCATAGCTAATTTCTTAATATAGTCTCTAGCTTCTCTTTTATCAATAGTGGAGTCTCTGGTTGAGGGAAGCCATTCCCATGACATTTTGAATGTTATCTTTCCAGCATTATTTCTTTTATAATATCTAGACTTAGAATTATTCCAATTTGATTTCTCAACAAAGACTTGCTTTATGCTGTCACTAAATTTACGACCTTGATCTGTTAAAGCATTGTTGTCAAGAATAACAAGAGGAACAAGTGATCCCGGATATCTTGAAGATGGGGTAAAACGTATTAAGTCAGAAATTAAAAGATTACTATTAATTGGAAGATTTGTTAATCCCAAAATTACTGTTTTGACTGGTGTAATTAATGTAATGTTTGCAATTCCATCAAGATTTGCTGATGCAAACTGTATTCTTAACGCAGAGGAATTAACTGTTAAATCTCCAGAAAAAGACTCAGATACAAATGTAATTCTAAGTGTTGTTACTGATAATTCAGTTTCAATAGTTAATGACGAAGATGCTTCAACTATAAGAGGAATTTCATTAAAGACAACCCCGCTTAAAAGATCATTTATCCTATAGATTGGATTTTCTTCTGACATTAGGCTTCCTCAACCGAAAGACTCGCTGAATAATAGTCACACGCTCTCTGTACATCTCTTCTAATAAGATCCTCTGAGTAATCAGTAATGTAAACATAGAAAGACTCTGAGGCATCAACCGGGCTTAACTGAATATTCATAAGAACCTTGCCCCGTGTTGTTAGAGCTAAGTTCTTAAGCCAGTTTCGGGCTTCTCTATTATCAATGGTGTCTTCTTTGATTGTTGGAAGCCATTCCCATTTAAAAGAAAATGTTCTTTTATTCGTTTTAATATATCTCTTTGTTATTCCAGCATCAAGTTCAACCTCGGATGCCCCGACTTTTACAGAGTCAGATATTGTTCTGCCCTGCTCTGTAACCTCTGTTCCGTTTAATGATAAAAAACTTATTATTGACATTACATTCCTCTGTTTATACCATTATATGTTCTAACAATCCTTGATTCAAGACCGGCTTGCTTTTGGTTAGCAGGGACAACTTTCATATTGTATTCTTTCATCATTGAGTTAAACCATTCAGTCTCTCCGATAAAGTTGTCGACAAAGAAGTTATAGTTATGAGTGGACTCTGACTGCATTGTACCAGTTGACACATTTGGTGCAGAGATCTTTGCATAGTTTGCCATCGGGGTTGAGAACTTAGGGATTGAAGGAACATTAATTCCATCAACATATCCACCAATCTTATACTGACCAGCTTTCTTGTAAATACCCTGATTGATATTTTGAAGCATATTTGTTCCATATTTATTAACAGAAGATTTACGAATTACATATTCACCACCATGAAGAATTGCAGGAATTCCTTGGCTCTCTGATCCGTATGTACTACCACCATCAAAGTATGGAATAGCTCCACCATTAAATTTTTTATTTTTTGGTGAGATATTTTTAAAAGGGTTAAAGATATTATTTTTTTTAGATTTATTAGGTGTTTTAATTTTTTTAGTTGTATTAGGAGCAATATCATTTGTTGAAAGTGGAGTATCTGGAATTTTATTTTTATCATACCAGTTATCGAGAATATCTTTATATGCTACACTTTGTTCTTCACGGGTTGCATTTGGATTTGCTTTATTCCAAGCTGAAGATCTTAACTCCACTTCACGCAATAGCATTCCATTAAAATCTTTTACAAATTGTTGATATTCAATTAATTCTTTTGATTTTGGAAGAATTCTTGGGTCAAGAGCGCTTAATCCCTTTTTTGGGTTTAAAAGATTAGCAAGACTTTTAGCTATACCAAAAAGTCTGTCTTCTACGCTCAAATCTTTAGTGGCAGTTGTAGGGACATCATTTATTGCATCAAGAATTAACTGATCTAAGAATCGAGCTTTATCAAGGCTATTGACACTACCTTTTATTTGACCAG